TACAGCAAAATTATAATTCTTTTCTTTTTTATTTTTATAGATGGCAAAGTAATAGCAGAATAAAGCTTCACTTAATACTTCAACATCTTTATTACTGATAGCCATTACTCTGTTATTACTTGAGATTCTTTCATGTATGAAGATACTCTAGCATTTGTGATTTCAGCATCGGCAGTTGCTTTCACACTATAAACTTTTCTATCATCATAAGTGTCTGTCCAACGATGATCTCCCTTGTAATAAACTACTTTAGAATCATTTAAAACAGTTCCAGTTCTTTTAATATGATAAGGCATTTTTTTTACTTTTTAAATATTTATTTGCCTTTTTATTACCGATCTCCTTCTTTACGGTTTTCTGAATAGTGAACATCAAAGTCTCCACCAGGATATCTCTTTTTTAACTTCTCAACATTACCTTCTATGACTTCATCCAGTGAGACATGTAGTGCCTTACATGCTTGCATTACATACCAGAGAACGTCACCCAACTCAATAATAAGATGTTCTCGATTGTCATCTGTCCAAGGTTTACCTTGAAATAACATCTTCTTAACGATTTCCATAAACTCACCACCTTCAGCACTAATGCCAACAGCAGCAGTAAGAAGCCTGTGAATATTGGCACCTTTTCCGTCAAGGGAACTAACACTCTCAATAAAGCATTGATAATCCTTACTGGAATCGGATGTGACACCATCCACGAATAGAGCGTACTTATCAAAGTCAATTTGTTTTGTCATTAAAATTTAAATTCTGCGAACGATTTTTTAAATGGTTTCTTCTCTTCATCATTATACTCTTCGTCTTTTTTGTTGTCAAGTATATCGTCTTGTGCCTGTTGCTCACAATCATATAATCTCATCTTCGCACGATCAACTCCTACAACAAACCTCCTGTATATGGTCGGGTCGTTGTAACGATTTTTAAGTTGTTTGACCATTATCTGCCCCAACCCCTCAAGTTCCTCCGTAGAAATAAGAGCAAACATAAGATCAGCAGTTGCGGGAAGCCCAAAACTTTCGCTTGTATCAGTAAGATCAACATCACTACTACCATAGCCAGAACGAGTCGTCTGAGTAGCGGAGACGATAGGTACATTAGCCTCAACTGCAAGACCACGGAGTTCTTCAGCAATGGCTTTAATATACGAGTAAGAATTGACATTTGCTGTTTTTGAATAACGACTTGATGCACATATATTTAAGTAATCTATGAATATTATATCAGGTTTAAAAGATTTTTTCAATGCAAGTTCATTTAATAAACCTTTAAAATGTCCTGAGTGTGCAGAAGCAGTAGGATACTCTTTAATTATAAGAGTTCCTTGAGTTTTTTTACTAATATTATTTACCTTATTTTCAAACATAGGTTTAGGTAAATCAGTGATATCTTGTATATTAACATTTAAAAGATTTGCATCAATTCTTTCTGCAATCTTTTCTTCTGCCATCTCTAAAGTTATGTATAAAACATTCTTACCTTCTAGAAGAACAGAACTAGCGTGATGGCACATAAACAAAGACTTACCTACACCAGTTCCCGCAAGTGCAATATTAAGTGTCTTATTTGGGAGACCTCCCTTTGTAATTTTATTAAAAAGTTCGAGGTCAAATTTAATTCTACTTTCTTTCCTGTGGTAGGATTCAAATCTTTCTTCATAGTCCTCCAAGTAATCGTGACCTACATGATTATCGAAAGAAACAGCCAGAGCATCAGAGAGAATGCTAGGAATAGCATCCCTTCCTTTTTTGTCATCTTGTCCATCTGCAAGTGCGATTGATTCCATGAGTGCCAAATATATAGCACGATCACGACACCATTTCTCAGTTGAATCAAGTAACCATTGTTTATCTACAGGTGCATCATCAAATGTTTTTGTAGTATCTCTTGCTTCTTTAATTTCTGTTTCTGTTAAGTCAGTGCGATTTTCAATCTCTATATTGAGTGCTTCAATTGTAATTGCAGCATCATACTTGACAATGAATTGTGTTGACTCTTCAAATATTATCTTTTCAGTTTTATTCTCAAAATATTCTGGTTCGATGAATGGAATTACTTTACGAGAGTATTCTTCATCAAAAATCAAATTACGAAGAATAGTGGTTTCAATTCTTTCCATAATGAATGTATGTGCTCATAATATACTTAGAATCATTTTTTGGTGGTAATCCAGTATGTGGATATTCCCAAGTTGGAGGAAACACTATTACTCTACCAGAAACTGGTTGAATATTCAAGTTATGTAAAGGAAACAAAGTATTTCCATCATTATTATTAAGATAAAATAAAAATGCAACAGCTCTTAACGATGAACTTGAATCTGTTACATCAACATGTTCATCAAATTTTTCATTTCCATTATTGTAATATCTTTTAACTCTAAATTCCTCTAGTTCTTTTAGTGGTGGTATATATTTTGACTGAACATCATTTTTATATTGATTATATACCTGTGCCAGATAAGGTATTAATGTACGAACAATGGTGGGAGACAACTGATTTAAATTTATTTGTGTAAAGCAAGGACATCCATCATAATCAATATACTCTTGATAATCTTCATTTTTTTCAAATAAATCTAAAAGTTTTTTACAAGTAGAGCCAGGAATAATATTATCGTATACTTTAACCATATGAATATTCTTCTTTTGCAATATTATCTAACTTTTCCATTATATCATCTGTAAAATATTTGTCTGGATTCTTGTATATTTCTTTAGCATACACTTTCTTACCATCCATCTCATATCTACCCGCAACATTTTTCCAGAGACCACCTTTCTCTCCCAAGTCTAAAAGACCATAGTATTTGTCGAGTCCTCTGTCATCATAATATAATCGGATTTCAACTTCTTTATTTTCTTTACTTAGACGTGACTTATGAGTCTTTGCCTTGATAATGTTTCCAATGACATCTTTTCCGTCTTTTTCTTTCTTCTTGGTAAGATAGATGATTGTAGATGCAGCATACTTGAGACCGCTGCCTCCTCCCATTTCTTTAGTTGGGACGTAAGATCCGATAACGTCATAGGTGTGATTAGTAACAATAAGTGGAATGTTTGCTTGACCAAGTTTGAGTGTGAGCATTCTGAATGCTCCTTTGACAAGTTGAGATTTGGTCATATCTCGAACCATCTTATCATTTAATGCGTCGGTAATTTCTTTCTCAGTTGAAAGCATACCTAAAGAGTCTAACACAAACATACAAGGTTTGCGATTCTCTTCATCTGTCTTAGAGTATATATCTACTGCCTTAAGTGCCTTACCACGAAACTCTTCAATTGTTACAACATTAACAACAACTAAACGTGTTAGGTCAACCCCACGAGACTCAAGTAGTCCTTTGTTGACAGCAGCCTCGGTGTCAAAATAAAGGCAGTAACCATCAGGGTTATTATCCAAAAAGTTTTTGACAACAGCCAAGGAAAAATAAGTCTTTCCAGTAGAGCTTTCACCAGCGATGGCAGTAATCTTATTACTAGATACACCACCATAAATGGAACCGCTAACAACTGCATTAAAGATATGACTTCCTGTATCAATGAATCTTTCTGTTTCATCTATATCTTGTGCTACTTTGGTAAAATCGTCACCAATCTCTTTTACAATTTCTTTCAAGAAATCCATTCTTTACCCTCTTTACGATGATGTACTTCAACATAGGCTTGACACTTTGGACAAGATAAATTAGTTACGAAGTCATATGCATGGTCTTCGCCATAGAACTCTTCCTCTAAATCGTGGTCTCCACCCCAGATGAGTTCAGTGCCACAGTGCCAACAATCCATTTTATTTTTATTATACTATTTTTTCACTTAAACGTCAAGGTTATATTGATATTCCCTTTTCTTCACGCAGTATTTTTTTATAAGGTCCGTCAGGATTATTATCTCTGACTTCTTTTACTTCTTTCAAAAGATGATACAATCTTGCATCTCCTCCAAGAGAAAGGGCATTTACGATTGTTTCTAAATCGTTATCATTAATAGGTAATTCCATTAGGAAAAAAATAGTTCTAAGTTTACAGTTTTTTCAACATTCCACCCGATTGCATCGAGGATTGCTTTGAGTGGTTCAACAAAACTTTTATCAAATTGTAAATCGTAATCGACATACTTTTCAAGTCCAAGTTCTCTAGGAAAATCTTGAATAAATGATATTACATTCTCTTGAATAATGTTTGGTTTTTGAAGATAAAGAAATTTAACTTTCTCTCCATTACTGATAAGTGAATATTTATTGTCTAGTTTTTTTGTTTTAATATAATGATTGAACAGTAATGCACCCCGTATATGTATAGGAGTTCCCTTTTCATAAATCATAGAATGTGATTTATACTTCTGAACATTTGATGCAGTGCGAGGAAATGCAATCTCTTCTGGTGGTAATTTTTTAAATTGTTTTCGAGACTCATCAATAAATTCAATTACATCTTCCTCTGTGCCATTCATCATCAACTTGAGTGCATTTTTAATTAATGTGCGACAAGGTGCAGGAGTTGAAGATTTAACTGCTTCAATACCCATCATCTTGAGATTAGGTTTGTCATATCTGACACCTTCACTATCCCATACATTTAAAATATATCTTTTCTTTGCTGTCCAGATGCCACGGTCTGCGATATTCTCTCGCTTCATAAACATCTTTTGGTCATAAGCATTTACATACTTCGCCAACGTTTCATAAGAACTCGTAATATACTTTTCAAGTTCCATCTCACAGATCTTATTAAGGAACGACACAATGCTTTCATTAGTCGTCTCTCTCCCTTTGTATACAGTTTCAACCAAAGGACCCAGATTAAGGTAGATGGAATCAGTATCACTAGCAATGACATAATCTTCATTCTCCGTTTTTAAAATTTTGTTTAGATACTTGTTCATACGGTTTTCTATCCAACGGATAGAAACCTGACCAGATAGTGTAATAGCTTCTGCGTTGGCAAGTTTATAATAGCGAAAATATTGATTACCAATAGCACCATAAGCAGAGTTAAGGGAAATCTTTTTTGCCATCTGAATATTATTACATCTTGCAATTTCTTTTTCAAGATTTTTTGTTGGGGTCTTTTCATACTTCTTCTTTGCAGTAATCATTCGCTTTTTGAAGATGACTCTTTCATTGTACATCTTCTCCATCAGTTCTGGTAAGAATCCACGAACATCCTTACGATACATTGCACCATTTGCACAAACAGCATTATCTTTGTACATTTCAAATGTTATATCTTCAGAAAGTATTTTATCAACAGTAACAGATGGATGTCTTGTATCTAGTAAAGTCTCTGGAGAAATATTATATTGCATTATTAAATGCGGATATAGACTATTCAAGTCAAAAGACACAACCCAATCATACACACCCGGTTTTGGTTCTTTTACATATGCACCTGCATATTTTTCTGCTTTTGAAGATCGATTCTTTGGGGGAATCACAATGTTACGTTTCTTGAGATAGTTGTAGATAATCGTATCCCACATTCTTACCTGATAGAATACATCTTCATAGTTGACCTTTGCATCATATGCCATTGTCAGTGCAAGTTCAATCAACTTCATCTTGTCCTCAAGACGGTCAACCAGTTCCACGTCAATGATGTTGTATTCTACAAACTTCTGCCAACCATTTGTATAGAAGTCCTTGAATGTATCAAACTCACTGTGGTCAAGTTTCTTTTGTCCAAGTTCAACAGATGCGATATAATCCAAACGATATGACTCTTGTGCCTTATAAGTAAACTTCTTATAAAGATCAAGGTAGTCTAACTGTGAGACACCACCAATGTCATATGAAATATGTCTACGACCTGCAATAAAAGTTTCACACTCTGTCACCAGACCCCAAGGTGACATACGTTTCATCAACTTACCACCAAGAACTCTTTGTAATCTGCGACAAACATATGGAATATCATATAACTTACTGTTCCAACCAGTAATAACTTCGGGTGTATTACCTTCAATCATCCACCAATGTATGAAGTCATGTAGTAATTCATACTCCGTTCTAAATGATTTGTATATTACATTCTCTTGTTTGTTATTAAACTCACCCAAACCCCATGTACGTATCTGTTTGGTCTTATAATCCTGCATTGATATAAGTAATATCTCTTCTGCACAAGATTCTACATCAGGGAATCCATTCTCTGACTTCACCTCAATATCAATTGTTGTGAGTTTTATCTTGTCAATATCAAATATAAG